TTACGCACCGGTCCACATGCTGAATCCAGCACCTAATAAAGCTCCACCTACACCACAAGCAGCTATTGCATAAGGTCCTCCGGCTGAACAAAGTTTTACTCCTGCTGTTGCCCCAGAAAAAGTAGTGCCTAAAACTCCCACGGCACTCCCACCTTGAATATTTTTCAACTCTTCTGAAGATAATATAAATGTTGTTTTTGTGTTTTTAATATGCATACTACTTATTCTCCTTTTTTATTTTTTTCGAGCATCCCAGCCAGCTGCAGCACCTCCAGCGACAGCTCCATATAACCCTCCAACAACACCGCAAGCTGGTCCGCAAATTGCTGTTCCTAAACCTGCACCACCTACTGCCCCTGTGGTAAGTCCACCTACAACTTGCCCCAATTTTCCCCAAGCATTATTGCCTCCACCAACAGTTTGTGCATTTCCACAATACTTAGTTCCTTTACATTTTGCATGTTTAAACACGCTTCTTTAAATAATATTTTTTACGGTGCTACTGTAACATACGTATTTGATTAACAGTAAAAATCTTCCTGAAACTTATCAAGTTTATTCTTGAATAGTAAAATTTCCAAAATAAATTTGATTCAGGAATGAAAAAGTTAGTGTTCAAGAACTGTTTTCAAAGTTTTTGTGGAATTATGAGACAATATTTTCACTGTATTAAAGCTATATTGAGAATTTTTCTATAAAAATTTTTTAGAAGGAGTTGTGTTAGATAAGTGATAAAATCATTTGTATCAGTATTTAAAAGGAGGTCAACATGGGAAAGTTTAATCGAACATTAGTATTCAGCGCACCACTAATCGTCTACGCTTTAGGACTTTGGGGAAGCAGGCAAGCGTTGATAGGAACGATCGTTTACATGGTCTGGATTTTTATGGGGCTTGATGAAGCTGAGTACAGAGCGAAAAAGCCAGCCGGGAGGGACTGACTAATGAAAAAAAGTTTAATGACTATAAACGAAAAACAATTGAAAGAAAATTTTAATGATCTCATCAAAGAATTTGTAAAAGAAACTGGAGAATTTCCTAATCAAATTCATCTAGTTGCGGAGGGATATAGCCGGTATCAAGCTGTGAAATTTGAGATGAAGAAACAAATCTTTTGATTTTTAACATGCCTCTACTGGTATGAACATTTATTTCTATTCTTTTATTTTTTACAGATTCATCGTACCTAAAAACTAAGGTGGTTATTTTAGATTCATACGGTGGAATTGTTATTGGCAATGGTAATGGAGGAAACTTTGATAAATTAGCTATTTTTTTAAGTGATTGTCCGGAATAAGCACGACCACCATTCGGTAGGTTTTTATAAGGCGGCTTTATTGTCACGGAATAATCGTTACCTATCATAGTAAAGGGATTAAGTTAAACCAGGAAACAATTAAGAAACTTAGAATAGGAGGGTAAAAAATATTGTCTGACAACAAACGCTACTACTATTTAAAACTAAAAGAGAATTTTTTCGATAGTGACGAGATGGTTCTCTTAGAAAGTATGCCAGATGGCTATATTTATTCTAATATTCTTCTCAAACTTTATTTAAGAAGTCTAAAACACGAAGGTAAGTTGATGTTTAATGACAGGATTCCATTTAACTCTACAATGCTCGCAACTATTACAAGACATTCTGTAGGAGTCGTAGAAAAAGCGGTACAAATTTTCCGTGATTTGCAGCTTATTGACGTATTAGATAACGGAGCAATTTATATGTCTGATATACAAAGTTTCATTGGAAAATCCTCAACTGAAGCAGATAGAAAAAGAGAATACAGAAAGAAAATAGAAGAGGCAAAACGGAATTTAATAACTGGAGGACAAGTGTCGGACAAATGTCCAGACAAAACTACACCAGAGTTAGAGATAGAGAAAGATATAGATATAGATAAAGAAGAAAAGAAAGGTAAGTATTCTGACGAACACTTACGCCTTGCTAAAAAAATGCAAAGTAATTTAACTGAAGATTTTCCAAAAGAAATGAACAAAGTAGATATCGAAAAATGGGCAGACGCAATCAGGTTGATGGAAGAAAGAGATAAAGCCTCTATAGAAGCGATTGAGTATGTGATCAATTGGCTACCTACAAATGAATTTTGGTTTGGAAATATTAGAAGTGCTAAGAAATTGAGAGAAAAATTTGAGAAGCTCAAATTCGAAATCAAAGCAGACAAGAAAAATCATAAAAAGCAAAGTCAAAAACTACAGTACAGCAATCCTAGTGAATATGACGACTTGCCAATTTAAAAAGGAGATGCATCACATGGAAAGCCTAGCAAATGCTATGGAGAAGCTAATAAGAAGAGTATTAGTGCAAAGCGGAAAATGTCCAGAATGTAGCGAACCTTTGTATAGTTGGCGAGCTAAAAATAAGGATGGTTCAGAACGTTGTAAACCAACATGCAATCATAGATGCACTCGAACCAGTAATTGATTTTCTAGGAAAGATGGCTGATGCGTTTAATAATCTTCCACAACCAGTACAGGATTATGCCGTAGCGATTGGCGGATTGACTGCTGCATTTACTTTATTAATGCCAATAATAGTTGGCTTCATGGCTCTAGGTGGTCCTACTACATTAATAATAGGAGCAGTTATTACTGCTATTGCTGGAGTTATAGCAATTATAAAAAACTGGGGCGCAATTACTGACTGGTTTAAGGGAATATGGAGTAAATTCACTGATTGGTTGGGTGGTACTTGGGAAAGTATAAAAGAAGGTGCCTCATCAGTTTGGGATGGAGTTAAAGAAACCTGGTCTGGATTTGTAGATTGGGTTCAAGATATTTGGCAAGGAGTTTCTGATTGGTTTGGAGAGCTATGGAGCGGATTAGTTGAAGGAGCTTCCAACATCTGGCAAGGAGTCCAAGAGACTTGGCAAGCATTCGTTGATTGGGTTTCAAATATTTGGAACGGAGTCAAAGAAGTATGGTCGATTATTTGGGCAGACATTGTAGGAATTGTTCAAATACCATGGACCTTAATAACGTCATTGATTCAAGCCGGTATTAATATTATCGTGGGTATTTTTGATGTAGCTGGACAGTTATTAGGCGCAGCTTGGCAAGCTGTTTGGACACCTATTTCTGATTTCCTTAAAAACACTTGGGATACTATGACACAATGGGTAAGCATCGCTTGGAATGGAATTGTAACTACATTCCATACTATATTTGATCCAGTAGTGGCATGGTGGAATGGTATATGGACATCCATTAGTACTACGGCTTCAAATATTTGGAATTCAATTAGTGCAACAACTTCTAGTATTTGGAACAGTATCAAGAATACAATCACTAGTTTGGTACAAGCAGCTGCTACAGTAATTCAAAATGTTTGGTCAACTGTATCTAGTTGGTTAGGCGGAATTTGGAATTCAATCAGCTCTACAGCATCAAATATCTGGAATAGTGTGACTAGCAGTATAAGTAATGCTATAAATGCAGCTAAAAGTGCCATTCAAAGTGTTTGGAATAGTATATCTTCATGGATTAGCGGAATTTGGAACGGTATCAAAAATACTGCTTGGAATCTTTGGAATGGAATTACAAGCACTATTAGCTCTACAGTAAACGATGGAAAAAATGCAATTTCAAGCGGTTGGTCCAATCTAACAGGTATTGTTTCCGACATATTCAATAATGTTAAAAGTACAATTGCTAACATTTGGGAAGGTATCAAAAAGACTGTTAGCGCTCCGATTGATTGGATTAGAGATAAAATCAGTGGTATTTTCGATAATTTGAATATTTCGATACCACATATTCCGTTACCACATTTTAAATTGAGTGGGGAATTCAATCCATTGAAGGGAAAAATCCCAACGTTGGGTGTTGATTGGTATGCGAAAGGTAGTGTGTTTAATTCTCCGAATATTATCGGTGTCGGTGAAGCAGGGCCTGAAGCAGTTTTACCTTTGAAAAGATCTGTGCTGCAAGAAATTGGTGATCGTATCTTGAGTAGCACCTCAGTTTCATCTAGAGCACAAACGATTCAACCTGTGAATAATTACGAATTCAATTTCACAATTGATGGTAACGCAGATGAAGTTACTATGAAGCAAACAACTCAACAAATCATTGATAGTATTACAAAAGTTCAAAATGATAATGCTTCGGCATGGCGTTAAACAGGAGAGTATTTCTCCTGTTTTTTTAGTATTAAAAAGGATGTGAAAAAATGACTGATTGTATACATTCTATAATCGATGGATTTCCTGATTATTTGCATAAATTGGCTTTAGCTGAAAGACCAACCATACCTTCTCCAAAAAGACAGAGAGTTGAAACTTCTGTTTTAGGTAGGTTAGGTGGCTTAGTACAAGATTACTCGTTTGAAGACATGTCGTTTACATTGCACTATAACTATTTAGAAGATGTGGAAGACCATCAAGCGTTCAAGCAATCGTTTTATATCATGCGTCATTGGTTAAATTATGCAAAGAAATTAGAATTCTCTGATGATCCCAACGTCTATTATGTTATCCAGACTATCGATATTGGGGATGCAGAAAACGATATTGTTGAATGGGGAGAGTTCGATGTAAATATTACTGCGAAACCATTCGCAAGAGTTCAAGAAGATGTGCCTATAACCGTAGATAAACCACAGTCATTTAGTTTGCTGAATAATAGTTTAGAAGAAAGTTTTCCAAAGATTATCATCACTCCTTCAGCTACTTCATGCCAGTTCATCTTAAATGATTATGTGTTTAGTTTTGAAGGCTTAGTAGTAGGAACTGATGTAGTCATTGATAGTGATTTAATGCTTTGCTACGAAGAGCAATCGGACGGAGATATTTTAGATCGGTCCAACAAAATGAAGACCATGCAATATCCGACATTGCAAGTGGATATTAATCATTTTAACTGTACTGGTTTGAGCAAAATACAAATTTATCGTAATGGGTTAAGGTAGGTGAAATAGATGATCGATAATTTAATAACTATTTACGATAAAAATGACGCGAATAATTTAGCTGAACATTTATATGATACGCAAGGTTTAGGTGCTTTGTCAGATTGGTTAGCAGCCACTGTTAGCAATAAACTAAACGGAGCCGAGATATTTCAGGGTACTTATCCAATAAGCGGAACTAATGCAGATTTGATTGTAGAAGGACGTATTATTCAGTGTTATGTAGATGAAAATCGAGCAAAACAACGTCTACGGATTTATTATGCAAAGACTTCCGTAACAGGAAATACGATAGAAGTAAAAGCTGAACCTATTTTCAATGATATAAGAAAATCGGTGTTGAATAAATATGACAGCGGAACAGAAAAAATCACTGCTACTCAGGCATGGCAAAATGCAAAAGTTTTAGCAAAACCAGCTATTCCTTCGCAGTTTTCTTTCTCATCGTTAGTAGATACGCTTGCTAATGTGAAGATAGAAAAAGCGAATTTTTTAGAATTCTTTGGTGGAAAAGAGGGATCTATTCTAGATCGATTCCATGGGGAATTTCTAAAAGATAATAATACATTACATCACGAAACAAGGCTAGGCACGGATCATAAAATCAAAGCGATTTATACTAAAAACTTAACTGGTCTTGACTTAGAGATAGATGCTCAAAGCGTTTTAGTTGGAGTTTATCCATTCATTAGCAGTTCTTCAGAAGGAGAAGACGAGATCACTCTACCAGAAGAAGTTATTTTCACGGATTACGTGGATGATTATCCTGCTGGATATGTTTCTTTTGTTGATTTTAAAGACAAAGCGACTGATGTAGCCACATTAAGGGAAGTTGCTAAAGACTGGTTGAAAACAAACATAGATAAACAAAAACCACAAGTGAGTGGTTCTATTGAATTAGTACCATTGAGGCATCAAAGAGGCTATGAAAAATTTGTTGATCTAGAAAAAGTTTCGATGGGTGACGGAGTAGATGTGTATCATCCACAGTTAAAAGTGAATATGTCAGCGAGAATCGTGGAATATACGTTTAATGTTTTAACTAATTCATACGATAAATTAGTTGTAGGAAACGTCAAAACAAACTTCTTAGAAAATACAGAGAATAATGTCAGCAATTTGATTAATGATGCCATTGATCAATTGAAAAATGGTGGCGAAATCAGTGATTTAATCAATGATATTGTAGATCATCAAACTGATATAATTACTGGCCAAGATGGTGGGTATGTTTTATTAGATCCTAAAGAAGCACCTAGTCGTATTTTGATTATGGACACGCCAGATAAGAATACTGCACGGAACGTTTTGCAAATCAACAACGCTGGTATTGGTTTCTCTAAAACTGGTATTAATGGAACGTATGACACCGCATGGACGTTAGATGGCGGATTCAATGCCTCGTTTATTACAGCTGGTGAGATAGTAGGGATTACTATTAGAGGTACTACATTAATTAGTGATGGTGCTGATTATAGAACAAGTATTGCTAATGGCAAAATGACTTGGTATTCAAAAAAAGTTAACAAAGATATTATGGAGCTAGAAGCACGTGATTATGTAAGTGCTGATGCAGGTATTGTATCATACACCATGAAAACTGGTGGTGGTTTCATGATTAGAAATCCACAGGGGAATTTGGTTTTTAGTACGTGGGATAATGGTAATAACAGACCGTTTTTATCTTTTGGTGCGCCAAATTTCAGATATAGCAATGCTAGTTATGTAACTTCTGGCGATGGTAATTCTTTGGGTATAGATGGTAGTGCGGGTAACTCATGGGAATTTAAGGTAGCTGGTAGGACTATGAAATTTACTAGTGATGGTATGCTAACGTTACCAGGTTGTTTTTTTGGTTCATGGGAAGATGGGAAACTTGCTAGGTTTGAACAATCAACGGTACAAGTATATAAAGATTTTACTGTTAGAGGTACTAAAAACTCAACTGTACCAACAGAACATTATGGACAACGACTATTGAACGCTTATGAAACTCCAGAATATTATTTCGCTGATTATGGGGAAGCCGTTACAGGTGACGATGGTAAAGTTCGTGTTGATATTGACCCCATGTTTGCTGAGACAGTAAATCTAAGTCGGTATATGACACATGTGACACCTACAGAACTAGTTTTGTGTGCTGTTACTCATGAAGATATTGACCATTTCATCATTGAAACTAGTAAGCCAAACGTATTAGTTAGATGGAATTTAGTGGCACACCGTCTAGGGTATGAAGATATTAGATTAAAAGAGGATACAGCATATGATAGCACAGTGCTTGACCAAAAACGTTTTTAAAACGAAGACAAGGAGGTATATAAATGGCTAGCAGTTTATATAATTTGGCTTTAGATTTCAGCAAAGAATTAAACTACACCAAAGCTATTATGGCTCGTCAAGGTGATAAAGGGATTACGGTGACTGTTAAACCATTTTTAAATGGCTTGCAGATGGATACGAGTGGCGGAACATTTACTTTAAAAGGAACAACACCATCTAACCGTTATGTAGATAGTGTTGCAACTAGCGTAACTAGTGAAGAAGTCATATTTTCTCTTGATGGCACATTTATGAGTGAAGCAGGATATTATAAACACTGCTACGTAGAATATAGAAAAGGTAATCAAATTTTAACAACGCAAGACATCATTTTTTTCTCACTAGGAGTGTCTGACATTTCGCAAGGCCAAGCCGATGAATACGTTTCGCAATTGGAAGAGTTGATTCGAAAGTATAACGAAACTTTTGATGCTTTTATGGCTGAAATTAAAGGTAGAGTGGATAGCTTAAATCAACAGATTACTGATTTAACTGGTCAAGCTAAAACGCTACAAGACAAGTTAGATGCTCTGAAAGAAGAAATTTCTAAATTAGGTAACTTGCAAGTCATGTACAGTAACAGCATCGACTTCGGGGGCTATGATTATTCGGGGAACCCTAATATTGCGCCTAATGTAGGTTTTAATGATTTTTACAACAATGGCTCTCAAACTGGTTACACCGCTAAAGATGGAGTAGACCACATTGCGGTTACAAGAACTGCAGATGCGCCTCCGGCTGGAAAACTATTAAACCTCCGCACATTGTTACCAAACAAAACTTATTCTCTCAGCGTTGATATATGGGCGGATATGGAAGTGCCATCTGGCGCGATATCTTGTAATATTCGATTAAGAGAGGGAACAGAAGTAAGGTCTGTTTGGGCGCTTATAAACAAACCTGTGGGTACCAATAGAACGACCTATAGCGTTACGTTTACTACAGCTGCTAATTTTGTGACTACAGAAGAGTCTAGAATATCTTTGTGGTTTAATGATTCAGCTGGTGCATGTACAGGCTATTTAGGCTATAACATCAAAATCGAAGAAGGCTCAACAGCCACCCCGTACCAGCCTAACTTACTTGATGCACCATATTATTTGAGTAAGATGGCTTTGGGAGAAAATATTGCTAATAAAACTATTAATTATCCTATTAAAACAAGTGCTTATGCAACATATACAGCTTCCAATATAGAAAATTATCAGGCTAACCAAACTTACACAGTAACTATGAAAGCTACTAAACCAGCTACACAAACTTTTGGTGTTTATATAAAAGGTGGAACTCTTGGTGTTGGTAATATGATACCAGTTGAAGGTAAAACAGACGAATGGTCATTATCTTTTACAGTTACACAAGCCCATATTAACGCAGGGGTAACTCATGACTTAAGTATTTATCAATTGCCACAAGCTACAGTAGGAGCATGTCAAATTGACTGGCTCAAGATCGAAAAAGGGGACACCCGAACCCCGAATATTGAGCAATATAAATACCGAGGAATCGGTATGCGAGACTCAAACAACCCAAAAGATTATGTATGGGATCTAGCACCAGAATATGTCGAAGACAATCTTGCTACAGATGTTAAAATTTCTGAAATCACAGGCAAAGCAAACAATTATACCGATGGGAAAGTATCGGAGATTAATTCGCAGTTGACAGCTTCAATTAATGAAGTTGATAAAAAAGTAACTGCCAATACTTCTAAGATAGCCACTAACATAACTAACATTAAAACTATTAGTGATGCAATGCCACTATACGCTATTTACAGTGAAGGTAGAGACTTAACAGATTCACCAGATGGGACAAAAATACCAATAGGGGCTCTTGTAGCTACGGACTTTGCTCACACAGCTAGTGATTTACCATATACGATAAGTAGTGATGGGATTACCTTAACCGCAACTAGAAACTGTGTTTTACTTTTCGAAGGTTCTGTAAAATTGCATGGAAACAATACGTTCAAATTTGCTTATGTAAAAATTAGAAAAAATGGAAGTGATACTAACTTTGCTAATGTAGGTAGTAGTGCCAATTTAAACTATATGACATCTCAAGCTGGTCAGTACGTTCACACTTTAGTCGCAGGAGATAAAGTAGAATTTACTTTAGGGATAGATGCCGCAGCAAAGATGTTCCATCTACAACTATTATCCTTAAAAATATCAGAAGTAAAACCTGTATAAAATACTAATTTTGCTACCAACACGCTCAAAGGAGGGTGTTTTTATTGTGCAATGAAAGGGGTGAGTGATGAAGCATGGATAAATTGTTGGAGTCGTTGCTTTCAAATCCTGAACAAATAAGTTTTGCAGTATTGTTTGTCGGCTTACTTGTTTGGGTAATGAAACAGAACAATACAAGAGAAGAACGGTATCAAGATACTATCGACAAATTAACGAACGCTTTGGGTGATGTAGAGACAATCAAGAGTACCGTAGAGAAGATTCACGAGAAATTACAATAGGAGAAAGAAATGGACTAAACTGAACATTCAGATATAGAAAATCATTTGATGGATAAGTGCTACTTGATTTGAAAAATAGTACAAATTATTTGTTGGAATATATATTCTGTATGCTTTAATTTGACGCTGCCAAATAATAAATTTATGTTATACTAAGTTATATTTTGAAATAAAGAGGAGCTAATTGTTTGGTATGATTAAAAAAATTAAGAGCGACAGACATTTATTTATTGTTTTATTTTGTATTTTTGTATTTATGCTTATTTTGAATAGTATGTCCCCTTTGGTACACGACGATTATTCTTATTTTGTAAAAACCTCAAGTATAAAAACAATTTTATCTGACGAATATCAACAATATATGACATGGACTGGTAGATCAGTAGTCCACGTTATTTTTCGCTTTTTTACTAAACTACCAAAAATATATTTTAATATATATAATTCTTGCATGTTTTCTATATTGGTTTATCAAATTATTATGTTTTCTTCCATAATAAAAGATCGGGCTACTAAAAATGTTTATCTAAAAGGGTTTATCATATTTTCATTAATGTGGATATTTACTCCAGCTTTCAATAATGTTTACTTGTGGATGGCTGGTTCTGTGAATTATCTCACTGCAATGGTCATTATGTTATCTTTTATTCTGGTTTACCATCGATATATAACAGAATCTAAAGAACAAAATAATAGTTTTTTTAAGACAATAGGGATGCTTCTTTTGGGAATAATAGCTGGTTGGTGTAATGAAAATACCTCTGGAGGCACATTGTTCATTGTTGTAGCATATACTGCTCTTTCGTATTTTTATAAGAATAAAAAAATAGAAAAATGGATGATTGCTGGTATTGTTGGAAATATTGTAGGTTTTCTTTTTATGGTAATGGCACCTGGCAACGACATCAGGGCTACTTATTTTGATAGAAGTAATCTTTCAATCTTTTGGAAAATTCTTGATGCAATACCTGCAATCAGTCGTGCATTACAGGAAAATGCAATGTTTCCTCTAACGATAGCATTAGCTTTGATTGTTTTATCATACTTAAATAGTAGTTTAACAATTAGTAATATTTTAAGTTCATTGTTTTTCGTTGGTGGCATATTGACAATAGGAGTTCTTACTATTTCTCCAACCGCGTTATCTTGGTCTAGGTCTTATTTTGGGGGGATTATTTTTATTTTCATATCTATAGTAATTAGTCTTTTTGAATTGCTAACAAATTTTGATAAAATCAATAAAGTTGTTTTTTCTATGATCTTCAGTTATTTAATGATTAGTTTTTTATTACTTTTTTTCAATGGAACTGCTGACATATATAAAAACTATGTAAGTTACAATAATCAAAATGAATCTATTAAAAGGCAAATTAAGAATGGTGAAATGGATATAGTTGTTCCACCATTAAATTACAAGCCACAAACTATTTATCCAGTTTACAATGGTAATGATATTACTTCAGATAAAAATAATGAGAGAAATAGAAGTGTTGCTGCATATTGGGGAGTGGACTCTATTAGGGTAGAAGAAAAAGAAAAATAGCAAAATCAAATATTTTTATTTTCATAATATATTAATGTTTAGACACGATTTATATCGTGTCTTTTTGTTTAAGTATAATTTAGTTTTTGATAAAAAAACTAATAATTAAAGGAGTAGATGATCAATGAAAAAGAAAATTACTATTACTGCGATGAGCCTATTAATGGCTCTTTTTTTATTGCCAATTAATGGATTTGCCTATACGATCAACAATGAATTTAATTTAGGTGTAAATGAAGGTAGCTCACAAGTAGCAAATAATCAGTATATTTTACTGCATGAAACGGCTAATGAAACAGCAACAGGACGCAATGAAGCGCAATATATGCAACGTTCATGGACTAGTGCTTATACTGCTTATATTGTGGGAGACGGTGGAATTGTTTACCAAGTTGGACAACCTGGTTATGTACAGTACGGTGCTGGTTCGTATGCTAATGCTAACAGTCCCGTGCAGATTGAGTTACAACACACACATGATAAAGCGACGTTTGAGAAAAACTACAAGGCATACGTTGAATTGGCTAGATATTCAGCAATAAAATATGGTATTCCACTAACATTGGACACGCCTTATAACCAACCAGGAATCAAATCGCATTTATGGGTAACGCAAAATATTTGGGGCGATCATACAGATCCTTACGGTTATCTTTCTGAAATGGGCGTAAGTAAAGAAAAATTAGCATATGATTTAGCTCATGGATTTACCGATGAAAATCCAACTACTTCAGATGATAAACCAGTCATTGATCCAACTAGAGCAGGTGCTGCAAATCCTACACTAACAGATGGAACAAATTACGCCCACATTGATCAGTTTGGAGAAATCGAAAACGCAAACTTGCATGTGGCTGGATGGCACATTGCTAACTATAAATACGAGTATATTTTCATTATGGACTACAATACTGGGAAAGAATTAGCTCGAGTAAGAGCTGATGGAATTTATAGACCAGATGTAAACCAAGCTTATAATACTTCTGGAAATGTTGGTTATCATGTATCTTTCAATATGCGTAATTTTCCTAATAAGAAAGTCTATGTAATGATGCGGGCAACGAATGATCCAGAAGGGAACACTAAAGGCGGAGCACAAGATTTTCATGATAAACGCTGGTATTTAAATATTCCGCAACGATAAAAAATGGCCCCTCGTTGAGGGGCAGTACATATAATTAGGCTACATCTGCAATTTTAGTTATTGTTATAAAGACGGCTAAGATGTAAAATTAACATATATTTATAACAAATGATCGGAGAAGCGGCTGTTGGAAGAATTACATTTATTTTTTGATGATTCAGGCGTCTTGCATAGGAATGCACCTAATAGATTTTTTGTCTACGCTGGATACGCATTCATTGGCAAGGATAATAAAGAAATTGCAAAAAGAAAATATAAAAAAGTGGTTCAACGAATCCAAACCAAACGAGGTAACAGAGAAGAATTAAAAGCTTGTTATTTAGATAAAAGTGAAAAATACGAATTATACAGGGTTTTAAAAAACGAACATAGTATGGGATTAACAGTTGATATCAAAAGGGTACAGTCAAATATTTTAGATCATAAAAAATCAATACACAGATATAAAGATTATGTATTAAAAAGACTGGTCAAAGAAAAAATTAAGTTGCTGATAAATAGAGGATTATTGAATCCAGAGGACGACTTAAAGCTATGTATCTGTGTGGATGAGCAAGCCACTGCAAGTAATGGCTATTATAATTTTGAGGAATCAGTATATGAAGAACTAAAAAATGGTGTTCATAATTTTAATTATGGTGTATTTTATGAACCTATTTGGAAAGGTAAGTTAGAAATAAATGTGTCTTATTGCGATTCTAAACATAATTATTTGATACAAGCTAGTGATATATTGGCAAACAGATTATGGACATCGTTCAAGATTGATAACAGAGAAATGAGAAATATACCGGAACATTCTTGTATGAGGTTGCCTTAAAAAATAAGCTAAATTTTTTTAAGCATAACTATTGCATTTAGCAGATAGTTACTTTATGATTAACTTACAGGCGAATTAATTTCGCACTGCCGACACAAGGAATACGATAATAATTATTAAGCGTAATGTAAGTACGCCGTCCCTTGTGGGCCACCTCCAAAAGGTGGTTTTTTTATTTAATTTTAATCAGTATTGTATTTGTATTTTCGTTCTGAAATTAACTCTTCTAAATGCTTAAATATAGTTCTTTATATTAAATCGTGTTAGCCTTGTGTTACCATTACATTCGTGTTATACTAAACAAGTAATCTAATTTGAAACGTAATCTGAGCGATATATTCACACTATAAAAACTCCTTTTACAAAGTAATATTAATTGCAACAAAACACGTATTATATACGTATCAGGAGGAAATATATATGAATAACGGTACAGTAAAATGGTTTAACTCAGACAAAGGTTTTGGATTTATCACTGGAGAAGATGGAAATGACGTATTTGCACATTTCTCAGCGATCCAGGGAGAAGGCTTCAAGTCTTTAGATGAAGGCCAAGCAGTTACTTATGATATTGAAGAAGGTCAACGTGGCCCTCAAGCAGTAAATATTGTAAAATAATGTTGAACTTTAAACACCTCATTTGAGGTGTTTTTTTATTTTAAGCTAGATACCGTAATTATTGCTAGCAATTTAGAGTAGTTCGTTACTAATTAAGGAGCAAATAAAATTATTATAATACGCCGTTTGTATAATTAAGCGAGACAAATAAAAAAGCCATTTATGTTACACTCCAATTGTAATACCCGCTAAAGCATACAAGGAGAGTGAACATAAATGACTTATACCCATCTTACACCAAACGAGCTTGTAATGATAGAAGCATATTTTCATCAAGAAACTCCGGTTGCTATCGTTGCGAAACAGCTTAAACGTGGACGCCAAACAATTTACAATGTCTATAACTTTCTCAAATGTGGTGGAACAGCACTTGAATACTTTGAACAATACAAAGAAAATAAGCGACGTTGTGGGAGAACCGAAATCATTTTTCCTGCTGAGGAAAAAGAATACATTGCAAAAAGATCAACTGAAGGTTGGACCCCAGACGTCATTATTGGCCGTGCAGAGCGAACCTTCTCTTGTTCAGTAAGTACCCTCTATCGCCGGTTTAAGACGGGAGAATTCAATGTTTTACATTTACCGATGCAAGGAAAACGAAAACCAAATGGTTATAAGGAAAAACGTGGAAAACAGGCATTCAAAAGAAATATTTCTGAGCGTAAAAAAGATTATGTCGTTTTCGAAGAAGAATTTGGACATTTAGAGGGTGATACGATTGTCGGCATCCACCATAAAAGTGCCGTCATCACGCTCGTTGAGCGACTTTCAAAAGCCATTATCGCCTTGAAACCAGAAGGCCGTAAGGCAGTTGATATTGAAAATTCGATTAATGAATGGCTTCAATCCGTACCCAAAAATCTTTTCAAATCAATTACCTTTGATTGTGGAAAAGAATTCTCTAATTGGAAAAGTATTAGTAATACGAATGATATTGATATTTATTTCGCAGACCCAGGAACGCCTTCCCAACGGGGATTAAATGAACATTCAAACGGACTCCTCCGAAAAGATGGACTACCAAAAGAAATGGAATTCAACCAAGTCAATCAAGGATTCATCTCATCCGTTGCGTCCAAAAGAAACCATATCCCTAGAAAATCACTAAATTACCAAACACCATTAGAAGTTTTTTTGAGTTACGTAAATGGAAAGTTTTGTCTCGCTTAATTTGACAAATAATAATATAAAAAATTAAGCAAATAATAGACTAAAAAATAACTATGTGAGATAATAAACATAGAAAAAAGCTTCAGATACTCCCTCACCCTAGAGTCTTTCCCCAAAAAGATAAGTATCTGAAGCTTTTTTCTTTTTATGACTTGGAAATAATAGCATAAAATAATATATTTTACAAAGAATAAGTACAATCTAGTTTTTTGCTATTAAATGTGTAATAATTAATGTGCCATCACAACAAAGAATGAAAACCATTATTATCTAGTCTATGTCCATTCTTTTTGTTTGCAGTAGTTGTGATGGCTTCTCGTACCTTTAGCTCAATTGGTTAGAGCAGACGGCTCATAACCGTCCGGTCGTAGGTTGAGTCCTACAGGGTACATATAGTAATTAAGTTAGTTCTGTGTTAAAATTATTTAGAAGAGTATTTATGTAAATAAAAGCTTTCTTCAGCCACCTTCGGGTGGTTATTTTTTTATACACAATCTTATGTCTATTTCCTTCATAAGTTATGATGACATCTGTTCAGAGCTACTCGAAAGAATAGTTTTTTAGTATTGATTTTTTATAGGATGAGATTATAATAATAGTCGTAATAGCTGATGAATCAATTTCCCAATCTTTTTACGCATTTAAACAGCGAAGCGTCTTCGGACGCTTCTTTTTTGTACTACAATCAATATTTATATTTGGATTACCTCCAGATAGTTTCTTTGTATAAAAAAACGACTCATAATGAGTCGTTTAATAGATCAGAGTAATAAGTCATTGATTTCTTTAAATTCTTTATCAAGTTCTTTTTCATCATATTTTTCATATTTATCAGCTTCATGAAGAACTTTTTTAATTTCATGAATAGCCTTTCGTTCAACTAACCATTTTTTTAGGTTATGTTTTTTTTCTGGATTTTCAGATAACGTATCAAGTTCGTCTAACTCTTTATCCAGTTTATTGACAACAGAAACAATTTTGTTTACAACTTTTTCTTCTTTGTTTTCTAAATTTGACATTTATCTTCACGTCCTTTTTATTTGATAATTTAAGTATAGAACTTTGATATAGTTTATACAAATAAAAACGCTTCTTTGTGTATTCTGTGCTTTTCTTTTGGAATGAGGAAAACTTTGGAGTAATATGAACGTGGACAGAAAAATATTTAGGAGGAATAAACTATGTGTACGTCTATTACTTATGTAACAAGTGATCATTATTTTGGAAGGAATTTTGATTATGAAATATCTTACAATGAAGTAGTCACTATTACTCCAAGAAATTATAAGTTGAATTTTCGAAAGGTAAATGATTTGGATACTCATTATGCAATGATTGGTATTGCCGCTGGTATAGCTGACTACCCTCTTTATTACGATGCGACAAATGAAAAAGGATTGAGTATGGCTGGACTAAATTTTTCTGGGTATGCTGATTATAAAGAAATACAAGAAGGGAAAGACAATGTATCTCCTTTTGAATTTATTCCTTGGATTTTAGGACAATGCTCAACAGTAGGAGAAGCTAAAAAATTGTTAAAAAATATCAATTTAGCAAATATAAATTATAGTGACGAACTTCCTTTATCCCCTTTACATTGGCTATTAGCTGATAAAGAAAAATCAATTGTCATTGAAAGTATGAAAGATGGACTTCATATATATGATAACCCTGTGGGCGTTCTTACCAATAATCCTTCATTTGACTATCAATTATTTAATTTAAACAATTATCGTGTCTTATCGAGTGAAACTCCTAAAAATAATTTTTCAAATCAAATAAGTTTGAATGCCTATAGCCGCGGTATGGGAGGGATAGGCTTGCCTGGAGATTTATCCTCAGTATCTCGTTTTGTTAAAGCGACTTTTACGAAGCTGAATTCTGTATCTGGAGATTCAGAGTCAGAAAGTATTAGTCAATTTTTCCATATCTTAGGTTCAGTAGAACAACAAAAAGGTTTGTGTGATGTTGGTGATGGAAAATATGAATATACAATTTATTCTTCTTGTTGCAATGTTGACAAAGGAATCTATTATTATCGAACATATGAAGACAGTCAAATTACTGCAATTGATATGAATAAAGAAGACTTAGATAGTCATAAGTTAATTAGTTATCCAATTATAGAAAAACAACAAATTAAATATATAAATTAGTTAGTGTGTTGTGATTGATTATTTAATATAGATATAATACAAAAAGGCAAAGATATTTTCAAAACATTTTTTCTTGATGTGATATCCTTGTCTTTTTTGTAATGTTTTTAACTTATTGCTTTTGCAAAATTTATTTACCTGTTTTCTGGATCAACGATAGTGTATATTATGCTATCCTTGTTTGGATTTTAGGACGTTTAAAGAGGCACTTTTTTACATAACTTAATCCATAGACCTTTTAATCATGCTGTGAGATAATAATAAAGAAGAGTTTAAAGCGCACCCCAAACCACTTCCCCATAAGTGTATTACGCTTTAAACTCTTTTATATTTGAATTCACTAAGAAGCATACCATATTTTTGAAAAAAAGTGAGAAAAAAGGCTTATAATTAGGATTTAGAGTAATTAATTAGATGTTTATTTTATAGGACTGATACTATAGATTACAAATAGTATCGTATTTCGCAATCTTAAAATTATCTTCTTACTATGAATAAGATAATAAAATTTGTATTTGTCCTTTTTAGGTAACTTATTTTAATCTATATATCTTTCTGGATCAACGAAAGTATACTTTATATAATCATAACGCCGATGATCGCTCCGTGCGTCTGGCACGTCAGTCACGATATCAAACAAAAAGTATACATCCTTCTTCATTCTCGTTTTCGTAGCAGGGATTTTAAAGTAGTTCTTATTAGAGTAATAGAGATTGATTAATAAGCTATCTTCGATTGCTAAAAAGACTACTTCAGTATCCCAGACTTTATAAAAATCTTTGATAAATCTATTCGAAGGATCGAATTTAAACCATAATTGTGTTTCTCCTTCCATCAGCAT